ATAGTTAACGAACTCACTGCCTTACGTAGATGATCCTGAATGAAGTCAGCATCGCCGTCTGTTGCAAGGTCTGCATACGTTGGCGAGTTTCCACTAGCAACAATATAGCCACCATCCCACCAAGAATAATCTGTAGAGTTTATTCCACCAAGTGTGCGGTCGGCCTTGATAATGTGCTGTAGTCCAACAAACTCATCGCCTGAGCCTGCGCTAGTTCCGTATAACGTGTCGCCAAATAAATCCTTCATGGATTTTTCAGCGTTTTTAACTTTGGCCTCCAATAGATCGATTACTCTTTCCTTGCCGTCATTTAAAGCCTCTTCCCGACCTGAGATTGCGATAGTGGAATACATTTGTTTCCATTCATACTCTGCGTCGGTAAAAACTTCAGTTGGTGCAGTTGAAAGAACATCATATCCATCGTAAAAACCTTGGGCTCCATTCTTCCCGTATTCAACAGGCTGTAATACCTTGTTGCCACTGGCTGTAGCTTTAGATTTTTTTAAGAGGCGGTGGGTCAACACGTTACTGTTAAATATGTTATCTACCATCAAAGGAATATATTGATTCTTTGTCAGAGCAGATAAATTGTCATAGTTTAAAGCCATTTGACTTTACCCCCATTGTTAATATGATTTACTCAAAAAGCTGATAATCATTTAGAGCAATTTCCCTAGCGTGATCAAAGTTGGGTGACTTCGTAACCGTTGGGCTATGGTCTCCCTTCTTATTACTATCCACTTCGGGGATCGCCTTCAAATCGTCAGCATCCTTTAGTTTCTTTACAGCTTTCATTATTGCAGATTCCTCAGTCGCCCTAGCCTGTGCAAGAGTAAAGGCGTCTTCTAAGTCCGCTATATTGCGGTCTACGGCAATATCTAACACCTCAGATATTGCATCGCCATCATCCTTGAGCTCAGGGTGTGCCTGTACGAGATGATTGATCTCATTTGCAACCTGTTCTTTAAGTTGCATTTCCCGTACCTGAGCCTCTAGGTCGTTAATCCTACCGTCATCTTGTACGGCAGGCGCTTGCTCTTGAGCTGGTTCTGCGTCTTTTTCTGAAAACTTTACGGTTGACTCCTTGAAAAACTCATGGTCTTCGCCCAATACATCTTTCATGGTTTCCACAGTCTCTTCGTCCGTCATCACACCATTGATGCGGTCGAATTCAGATTGGAGCTCCTTCTCTCGTTCAGAGAGCTCTTGCGCCTTTTGAGTGTTTGACCTTTGCCATTCACCCTTATTCTGAGAGTCGTTAAGAGCCTCAGTTATCTGTTCCGCTGTGTATGTCTTCCCATCAACTTCAAACTCGTTCATTTGAACTTGATCGGGTTGACCTTCTTCCGTAGGAACTGTCTCTTCAGAACTTTCGGGTTGCTCAGTTGCCTGAGTCTCTACTGGTTCGTCAGTCGTTACCTCACTGTCGGGCTGGCTTACGGGCTCGGCTGTCTGTTGCTCCCCCTCATCGGGTGTAAATAGGGAGTCAGCAACCTCACTAGTTATCACTTCACCGTAAGTGCCACCTTCTATGTTCTCACTCATAGCATGTTTCTCCTATAATTGTAAGAACTGCATTATCGAAATCTTATATGCTATACACATCTAAACTAAACAAAGCGTACTATACTTTATCAGCCAACTCAGGGTTTTCCATAAGTGTTTTGTATATCTCATCTTCATTGCCCCCAAGCTGGTCAGGGGTCATTGGTTGCTCTGCTTTTTCTTTTTCCTTGCGTATATGTTCTAGTAATCTTTCCTTTGAAGGCATTTCCATGTTTTCAACAATATACTCAGGGTCGGTTACTATACCCAGTTGAGCAAGCTGTAGAATCTTGTTCTCTACGAACATTCTGTTTTCAGGTAACATACTGCCCGCCTTCGCCCGAACCATTAAATCTATATCTCGAAACATTACACCGATCATGTCACGGGGCTCCGTTACGCCGTCGTTACCCACATAGTTTACCCTGACAACCTGATTACCAAGATACTTAAACATAGCAACCCACATAGCCCCAAGTACCGATATTGCCTGATCTAGCGTACGTGATTTAAAATCTATTTTTGTTGTGCTGGCCTGCCTGTATATTTGAGCCTGAACACCACTATTAACATTGCTCGCCTCTTTCCCCTGTGTCGCCTTATTTATACCACTAACGGTCTCAAACACATCATTAAGTAATTGATAAAAATTGAAGACATAGTTGGGCATACTTGGGGGTGACTGCATCTGAACATTTCCTGCGCCCTTCTTTCGTATGATCTGTGCAGGCTTATTAGATATTTGATTCTCTACACCCGTCGTTTCATCTACGATCCACATTGGGTTTGCTGTCAAATGAATATTGTCCATCACCTGAGAACTGATTCTGTCCATGGCTAAATTGAGAGACTTTAATCTTTTTGGCTCAGGCTTCCCCCAAAATGAGTGGGGAGAGCCAGTATTTTTGATTGCAACAAAGGGGAATGGGTGTGGGCAGTGATTCTCTTTGTTAAAGAAGGGGTATTTAGTTTGCCCGTCATACAATAAAATTCCGTTGCTTACAACAACCTGCCTCATGCCGTTTGGGTATTTCATCTTAGAGGTTTCTTTGCCATCCTCTGTCACTACATATTCTTTACTGGGGTCTCTCATGTAGCACTCAACAACAAGTGCACGGGGCTCTAAATCTTCCATAGCCTTACCATAGCCCTCATAATAATTTGTTTCAGTCCCCTTTGTATCTGTTACCTGAATTTTATCATCACCAAAGTTTGACTTACCCATCTTGGTGGCCTCATACTTGTCTAAATCTGACATGGCCTTCACATGTTTGCCATTGGCAAATCTTTCTTTTATCTCATATATTGGCATAGCTGAGGCCAAACATACCCACTCTGCGTTTTCCAGTTTGGTTGCGGAGGGGTTGATATAAAAATTAAAAGGATCAATGATGTCGCAATCGGGCATGTCGTCTGCATTGTTCCAGCTCGTTTTTATAATCCCCGTTCCATAAACAAGATAGTCGAGCAAAAATTCAGGAATTAAATTCTGCATGTCTCTTATCTTCCAGAGCTCATCCATGAACGCTTGCAGTGTGTCGGCGACATTGCTCCCCTTATCATCACCAGTGACAGAAATGATATCTATTTTGGGGGGGCGAGATGTTAGAATTGGGATCATTGTATCTATAGCTGAGGCAATTAGGTCAACCGTGATTTGGTTTTTGAACTGGGGCATATTCATACCTTCCCAGTGATTGCCCTGATATAGTCCCTCTGCCTCCCGCCATAGCTTGGTCACGGAAGAGCGTGCCTTTCTTGCCATCTGAAACATGGCCTCACAGCGCTTAACCGTCTCCATATCTTGAGGGGTGGGCTTATAATTTTCTGAAGTCTCTAGCATAGATTTTCCTTTGGGTAATCTTGTGGGAATGATTCAATTGCCACGAATCTTGTTGCAACCGCCAATAGCGCAACCTCGTATTCGTGCATCTCACTGCCCTTTAGTTGTATATTATCAGAACCGCAAGAGGGCATCGTAATTTCGTGGATGGAGCCGATATCATCGAACACAACCACTGTAACTAATTTCTTACCCCGTCCAGATTGCTTTCCATCGCCAATAATTTTTCCAACTCCCTTTGTAAATAAGGCTTAACAGTATCTTTACTCGGCCTACCGATATACATCAGCCCGTATCTGAGAGCATCTGGAGCGTGATCTTCTTGAGTCGTATCTACGTCCTCCGGCTTTTTTTCTGAATGAACTAACATTGGTAGTGTCCGAATTATATTTTTGCAATTTGAGAAAAATTTAATACGGGGCTCACGTTTATCCTCATCATTCCATTCTAAATATTCACGAACCAAGTTCCATCCGCTAATTCTGTCGTTATTTGCCCTATTTACCGACACCCCATCAAAGAGCATAATGTCAGCAATAGACATATGGGTGGGTAAGGCATTTGACCAGTTGTTAGTATTTTGGGGGTTTCGTATCCACATACTGGGATCAGCTACTGTGTTTTGATATTTTTCATCCCCACTTAATTCTTTAATCTTTTTAATGTGGTAGCTTAAGGTCTGACCTTTTTCATAGTGCTCTCTATATACCCATACACAGCCGTCATAATCCACAGCAAGCCATAGAGTAGCGAAATAATTAGCAAAGCCATAGTCAATACAGCGGTAACGATACCAGTCATCAGGGATTTTAAAAGGTTTAACAACATGTTTCTCGTTCCTCCACTTATTAAAATACTGTCCGCTGAAAACATCCCAATCCCCATCCAGCCATGCACGACGCAATTCTTCAGGTAGACCCTCTAGGGTTTTAACATAATTAGGGTCGGTTTTCATAAGGGTAGGATTATCGTAAACACGGGACGGAATAAATATTCGTGTTCTTCCGGTAATGGGGTCTATATACTCTTCCTCTCGTGCAACGTCCACAAACCGTTGCTTAACCCACATATGCCCAGTACCGCCGGGATTAGTTGTACAGAACACTTGGGGGACTAGCCCCTTTACCGTAGAACGGCACGTAGATATAAGACGTAAATAGTT